GACCTGACTGACCAGCCATTACCCAAGGGTCGATTTGCCTTTTACCTGCAAGATGGCACCCGTATACCAGAGGACATGTGGGACCGGGTACGGCTGAAGACCAGTACGTCGGTTATCGCTCGCCCTATAGCTGAAGCGCCTATCTTCGCTGTCTTTGGCGCTATCTCGGCAGCCATGGCGTCATTCAGCGCCGTTATCGCCAGTTTGGGTATCTTCGGTCAGTTGTTGATGACCGGCATAACTATGGGCGCACAATTCCTGCTCAATAAGCTCTTCGCGCCTAAGCCACCAAAGCCGCCTACGCCGAGCGACGCCATACCGATGTATTCCATATCGGGTTCGCGTAACTCGATGGCGCAGTGGTCCTCCATACCGCTCCTCCTGGGACGTCACCGTATTACGCCGCCGCTAGCCGCCTCGCCTTACACGGAGACAGTAGGCGACGACCAGTACCTCCGCCAGCTCTTCTGCAACGGGTATGGACCGATCTACCTGGAGCAAGGTACGGCTAAGATTGGTGAGACGCTAGTTAGCTCGTATACCGAGGCACAGATTGAGCATCGTGAAGGCTGGTATGTTGGCGAGCCTAAGACCACGCTTTACCCGAGCTCGGTCATCGATACGCCGTTGTCTATCGACCTGCTATCGACCGACCCCTGGACTGCACAGGCGTCCGCCACCGATACCTATCAGGTTGCTATAGATTTGTATTGGCCGCAGGGGCTTTGCAACATCGACAACAAAGGCCAGCGCCGTACCCGCGCCCACGACATAGGTATCAATTACCGCTCGTATCCTAGTGGTAGCTTCGTGCCTCTGTACAATTTCCATATTGAGGCGTCTACGCAGAAGGGCATTCGGCGCACGCTGTATTTCAATATGCCAGTCGTTGGTCAGTACGAGCTTCAGGTTCATAAGAACTCAACTGAACCGGGGCCGGACTTTGACAAGTCCCACTGGATTGGCGTCGACCAAGTTGTATGGACCGCCATTCGTTCATTCCGTACGGGCGAGCCAGTCAGGTTCACCGATGCGCCGGTATCGTTCACTGCGCTACGTGTCCGCGCCTCCGGCCGTATCAACCAGTCGGTCGACACCTACAACATTATCGCTTGGTCACGCGTAAATGCCTTTAACGGTTCGGCATGGGTTTGGGGCCAGCCTTCGCGCTCCCCGGCTGACCTCTTCCGCTGGGTGCTCCAGTGCGGGGCCAACCGACGCCCGTTCCCCGATAGTAAGATCGACCTGCCGGCGCTGCAGAACTGGTGGTTCTATTGCAATAGCAAGGGGTGGGTCTACGATAAGGTCATCCTGAACCAGATGTCGGTCTATGACCTATTGGTAGAGATTGCGGCGGCGGGCCGCGCTATGCCCATCTTTAAGGATGGTAAGTGGTCTGTTGTATGGGATGACCAGAACGTACCTATCACTCAGCTATTCACGCCGCGTAACTCCTGGAACTTTGAAGAGCAGCGTGACCTGGACCCAATCCCGCACGGCTACCGGGTGCGCTTCGCTAATGAAGAGAAGGGGTGGATGGAAGATGAGCGAGTCGTATATAACGACGGGTACAACAAGGCAAACGCTACTCTCCTGGAGGGTTTTGATACTCCGGGACAAACTCATACCGACCGCGTATGGAAGCATGGGCGGTTCCACCTTGCACAACGCATTCTACGCCCAGGAACGTATACGCTGTATACCAGTTGGGACGCATTGCCACTCATCCGGGGCGACCGGGTCAGAGTAAACTTTGATTCATTTAAGTATGGGCTGTACTCGGGTCGCGTGGTAGCGACGGATTATGTAAACCAGACGGTGACGATTGATACTGAAATCCTGTTGGCCGGGGCTACGAACTATATGTTCAGGTTCCGATTGAAGGACGGTTCATTCCTGACCCGTACGATTGACCCCGATTATGTAGGTAACTACATAACCATAGGTCTGGTCGGCGATTCTACTATGCCGGTTCCAGGCGACGGGGATTTGTTCTCATTGGGCTATGCTGATCAGGACAGCCGCGTTATGCGGGTGATTGGCATAGAGCCAATGGAAGACCTCGTGCACCGCCTCAGCTTGGTGGCGGATGCACCCGAGATTGCATACGCTGACATTGGTCAGATCCCTGATTACAATGAAGGTATTACCAACCCGATTGACCCATTCACGTTGCCGCCGCGTAACATCCACGTATCGGATGGTGTATATAGCGATGGTGGTGCACAGTTCTGGGCTAACCTGTTCGTTGGCTGGGAGCCACCCGCCTATGGTAGAACTACGTCGTTCGAGATTCAGTATCGTGAGGAAAAGGATGCGCCTGATTCCTGGACCTCGGCGGCGTCGGTCGGTAATACGGTTACATCAGTGGAGATTCGGCGACTGGAATCTGGCGTTTATACGGTGCGGGTACGTTGCATCTTCGACACCGGCAATTTCTCCAACTGGGCTTATGCACCGGCTAAGGCCACGACTGAGTATACGACACCGCCGCCGGACGTACAGAACTTCCGTATCTCGACCATGGGTGATAGCTCTATCCTGCGCTGGGATGAGGTTGATGGTGTTGGTATCTCGTACGAGTTGCGTTATGCAGCTGACGCGGTGACTGAGCCAACCTGGAACTCGGCTATCCCGTTGACTACGGCGGTTGGTAACAATACACAGTTCGGTACGCGCACAGGTACGTTCTTCATCAAGGCCCGTAAGCCTTGGGGCTTGACCTCGGCAAATGCGACTCTGCTGTACACCAACGTTGCATCACTAACCGGTATCAATTTCGTAACGGCTATCCAGGAAGAACCAGACTGGCTTGGTACGCACATAGATACGGAGATCGATGATGATGAACTCCGGCTTGTGCGTGACCACGTTAGCGAAACCTTCGAGGTTGAAGGCACCTACATATTCGCTGAGACGATCGACCTTGGCGAGTGCATTAATTCTCGCGTATCTATCATGCTCGACGCCTACGGCTTTAATCCCCAAACAGTCATGGCTACGTGGGTCACGTTGGCAAGTGTCGATCCACTGGATTCCATTGAGAAGGCCGACTGGGAGGTGGTTCCTGAGTATCGGTATTCCACTGTAGACCCGGCGCTGAATCAATGGACACCTTGGAATGCGCTTGGCCTGACGGACGTGTTGGCTTGGGCTATTCAGTTCAGGCTCATTCTCAGGGGTCGTGTCGCTATTGATACGTCTACTGATATTATACGATCTATGACCTCGCCCTCTGTGCAGCGGGTTCAGATAACAATTGACATGGTGGACCGCATTGAAAAGGGTGAGGATGTTACGGCTCCAGCGGCAGGTATCACGATTACATACCCGAATGGTAAGTTCCGGGTTGTTCCAGCGGTTGTCATTACACCACAGAATATGGTACAGGGCGACTACTATCGTGTAACAGCTAAGACGTCCAGTACATTCCACGTTCAGTTCTGGAACGCCAGCAACGCAGGTAAATCCTTGGTATTTGACTGGATGGCCAAGGGTTGGGGAAAGATCCAAGATGACACAATTTAATTTTGGTACTATCGTTGCCACGGCAAAGTCCGGCTCAGGTCTCGCGGCCGACCTGAATGCATGGCGCGATGCGCTACATACGACACATAAGGGCGCAGCACGGCCGAGCTATGCCGTCACAGGATTGAATTGGGTTAATGATACAGATTCGGCTTCTTGGCAGGATATGTTCTTCGACGGTACGAATGACGCACTGAAAGGGTTCATCAATCCTACTACGCATAGATATTCAGCGGCAGCGAACCAGGCCATAACGATTACCTCAGGCGGCGTGACAGCACATCTATCCGACTGGGGTACGATGTTCAATATTTCGGGTACGTCAGCGCAGACAGTAGCTATTGACCCGCATGACACCCTTCTTCCAGGTTGGTGGATGCGCGTTATTGCGCAGAGCGTTACAGTCACAATCAATCCATTCGGGGCGGAGACAATCGACGGTCTAGATCAAGTCCTGCTTCCAGCCGGTAGCTCGACGACGGTCTTCTATGACGGGATAAGTTTCTGGACTGACGCAAACGGCGGCGGCGCATCGGCATTCCCTGTTGGCGGGGTCGTATACGTTCCTTCTAATAAGCCACCACTCGGCTTCATTAAGATGAACGGGGCGCTGCTCTCTAGGGCGACCTACGGCGGGCTATGGGGCTTTGCTCAGCAGTCTGGTAATATGGTGCCTACGGATGCTGACTGGGTCGAAGGTAAGTTCTCACCCGGCGACGGTGCTAGTAACTTCCGTATCCCTGATGGGCGCGGCGGCTTCTTCCGTGCTTGGGATGATGCGCGCGGTATCGACGCCAGTCGCGCGCTCGGCACGGTCCAGGCGCACGCTATGGAAAGCCATTCACATGGTGCATCCACTGGTTATGTTAGCGCCGACCACGCCCACTATCTCTCAGCGGGTACTGACGGTCAAGGTAACCACGCCCACACCTACGACTGGTCGTTCACGGATAATAACAGGAACGGCTCTCTCGATGGTAATCCGGGTTACTTACACACGGCCACGCACGGCACCTACGCGGCGGGCGTCCACGGCCATAACGTCGGGGCCTGGACCGGTGGTATCAATACGAACCATACCCACGCTGTCACGGTTAATGCGTATGGTACGGGTACTGAGAACCGACCGAGGAACACGGCGTATCTGGCGTGCATAAAGTTCTAGGAGTGAACTCATGAAAGTTTATAGTTACAACTGGGCTACGGGAGAGTATATTGGGGAGACGGAGGCAGACTTCTCGCCCCTGGAACCCGGTGAGTGGCTCATTCCGGCCTATGCTACGCCTAAAGTTCCGCCGGACATGAATGAGTTTCCAGGTAAGATACCAGTCTTCGATCGTGAGAAGAATGACTGGGTTATCGAGGACAAGCCGCCTGAGCCTAAGCCGCCCATGGACGAGGCGATTAGAAGAATACCGGATAGCCTGTTTGGTGAGCTAATGATGGGAGAACTTTTTAATGGCAACGGATAAGAAAGCGGCTCCCGACAAGGTAGTCCAGTCGGCAACCGACAAGATCATCAGGGAAGCTGTCAACCAGGCTTTCTGCCAGCGTGTAGCCTTTATGGCGCTGCGTGTGGCCCAAGCAGTAGCCGGGGAATCCCCGGACACGCCGAATCACGATAACCGCCGCGCCTACGCCGACAAGGTGTTTCGTGGGGACGATAAGGCTATTGGCTTGACCCTGCACGTTGTGGCGGCTAGCGAGGCGGTGTCGAATGCGCTGGAGTCCGGTACGGCTGAGAATGTGCAGGACCTGGATATTGAGAATGCGCTAAAGACCATCTGGGATTCGCGGGCCAAGGCGTATCAAGGCATTAGCATCGATCTTGCCAATCAGATGCTCTCGCGTATGACGGGCCTGAAGAACGACGTTATCGATATTGCCAATTCGGTAGCTGACAGAGAGAAGAGCATCGCTGAGAAGTACTCAGCGGCAATGGCACCTAAGACGGCGGGCGGGACGAAATGAGCGAGCTTAAGAAATGGTTCAACGATAATAGCACGTTGGTCTATTTCTTGGTAGCCCAAGCAATTGCCATTGGTGCCGGTAGCATCAGTATCCTTACCTATATGGTACGGCTGGAAACGCGCGTATCGATTATGGAAACGCGCGGTTCCGCTTACACAGTTGAACGGTTAACGGGTATTGAAGATAATATCACCATTCTTAAACAGCAGGCGGCGAATAACAAGGAGTCCATCAATCGAATCGTGGATGTGATGACTAAACAGTTACACATCAATCCTGTAGGAGATAGCAAATGATCGACCGAGACATTTACTTTGATGAGGTCCGCGATAGCCTGTTTGGCGGCGCGTTGACGCAGCAACAAGTGGATGGCCAAAGTGTCATATTGGCTGTCTGGGAATATCAGGCAGGCGGCACGCCAATGGATGACGAGCGCTGGCTCGCCTATATGCTAGCCACGGTCTTTAAGGAATGCGCCACCCGTATGTGGCCGACCACTGAGTATGGCTCCGATTCGTATCTCCAGGGTAAAGAGTACTGGCCATACATCGGCCGGGGCTTTGTCCAGCTGACGTGGGAAGACAACTACGACAAGGCCAGCGCCGCGCTTGGCCTGATCGACGACCGCGACCTTGTGGCTCATCCCGAGATAGCATTGGATAGCCTTATCGCTACCCGAATTATGTTCAGGGGTATGGCGGAGGGTTGGTTCACCGGTAAGAAGCTCGGTGAATATTTCAACGATACCGAAGATGACCCAATCAATGCACGTAGGATCATCAACGGTACGGATTGTGCTGAGGAAATCGCCGAATACCATGACATCTTCCTTGGGGCTATCCAGGCTGCGGATACACACAGGAGAGTCGCATGAACCTCGTCGGTCTTCTCTTAGGAATAATCAACATAGCGATTGTGGTTGCTATCCTACTCTTGATTGGCGCCATCGTTGCATGGTTCTGTAACCGTATGACGCTGACCGTACCACAGGAAGTCAGGACCGGCTATATTGTTGTAGTTGGTCTTATTGCCCTCTATATGCTCGTCGCCTTGCTTGTAGGGATGCCAACGCTCCATATAGTTAACGGGCCGGGGGTACTAGGCGGGTAAAACACGAACGCCTGGAGCCGCCTGACGAGCGCGTTGGAGCGCGGTAGGGTAGGCGGCGGGGGTAGTAGCCTAGTAAGGCCCGCGCCAGCGTACGGGCCTTATTTTTAAATCCAGGCGTCCAGTCCATCAGCCACTACGGCGCGGGCTACGGACCTTTTAGTGCGCAGCGCGTTAATGATTTTCTCGTCCACAGTTCCAGGCGCAACCAGATCAACATATGTCACGGTGCCGCGCGTACCTATCCGATGAGTACGGTCTTCGCTCTGCTCTCGAATTTCCCAGTCATACCCGTTAGAGTAGTATATCACTAGGGTCGCTGCGGTCCATGTACGACCACGCGCCCCGGCTTGGTCAGTGGCTACCATGAATCGGCGGCGTCCAGCTTGGAAATCGCTCTCGTACGCTTCGCGCTGCTGTACGGATATGCCTCCGTGCCACTCGGCAACAGAGTCTTCACCGTAGAGCTTACGTAATTCGCCGATTACCAAGTTTGCGTCAGGTCGCCAGTGACACCAGATAACGACTTGTTCTTCAGTTCCCTCGACTATCTGCTCTACCGCTTCCATGCGTCGGGACTTGAGGCGGCGTACAACACCATCGTCGGTCTTAATATGACCGCAGATAATGCATTGCATACGCATAAGCTGGGTGACCACGAGCTCGGTCGAGGCTTCTTGGCCTTCGACCTTAGCCATGGCGAATTTACGCATTTCGTTATAGACGTTCTGCTGTTCTTCAGTCAGCTCCACTTCCCAGCGGCGATATTGCTTGGGTGGTAGGTCGAGGCAGTCGATCTTACGGCGGCGGAATGAATGGAGCGAGACGAGATGCTGAAGCTCGTCCGTGTTGGCTGGACCAGTCTCTTTCTTAAATGAGTAGCGGCCCATATTCATAATGGTGAGCTTATTGAAGCGCGCCTGGAAGATCGTGAAGTTCTTGTATCCGAGCGGATTCACGCCGGGGCGGAGGAACTCGAACTGCGCCCATAGGTCCGACTGTGAGCCGGTAGACGGCGAGCCGGTCAGGATACGCCGCATCTCGGCGAGCGCAGCGAGCTTGAACATGTGCTTGGTGCGCTTCGCCTTATGGTTCTTAATAACTGTTGACTCATCGATAACCATCATGGTGCGGTGGGTCTTACAGAACCGCTGGATCAGAGCCATTGCGTCAGGCGTTGCAGCTATTGACTCGATATTCACAATGAGGATACGGGGGCTTGGCTCTCGCGTCTCCATAAGCCAGTCACGTACACCTTTATCCTGCGTCTTCCTACCCGCCCGATACATATAGGCGCGGGTGTTCATGTAGTGCTTGGCCCATAGCCATTTCTGCAGCTCGCCGGGGTTGTCCTTGTCCTCGCGCCACCAATTAGAGTACACACCCTTGGGCGCTATGACAATGAGGCCGTCGACTTTATTGTCCTCGTAATTGAGCATGAAGTCGTCGATGACTATCCTGGACTTGCCCAGGCCCATTTCCAAGAAATAGGCGAACAGGTTACGCTTCCAGCCTACTTCAAGCGCCTCGGCTTGGTGTTGGAGCGGGATAGTCCGGGGGGTGTATATATCTGGTAGGGTCATCTCAAAACGGTAGCTTGTTTGAGCCGGGGAGTAAATTACTGAATTTAGGCGATAATAATGATAATGCGTGATAATGAAAAAGCTTAATAAATACTAGGCCCGCGCGGCCACTATTATCACATATCACACCTATCACTACCTTTTTGGAATATATGCCTTACGGAAAATGACCCTATACGTAATAAGCTAATCAGATAATTTTTAAATAGCGCAAACAGGGTAAAGCACGTTAAGCTGGTGGGGTGAATTAGAACAGGACCCCCTAACATGGCACCCGAAGATGATGACCTAGCCGCAGAGTTGGCCGCCGAAGCCGCTGCGGAGTCCCCGGAAGAAACTCCAGCCCCTACGCTCGAGCGTATGCAAGCCTTAGCCGCCGAAGTTAACGATATCGACGAGCGTATCGCTAAGAACCAAGCCCGTATCGATGAGCTAAATGAGCGGCGTCTTAAGATCGTTACGAGCGAGCTCGTAGAGATGATGGACGCAACCCATATACCTATGCTCCAGGTAGGGAGCCGCAAGTTCAAGGCCGAACCATACTACAAGGCCGTGATCCCAGCCGACAATCCCGATCCAGGGCTTGACTGGCTGGAAGCGCATGACGCAGGTGACCTCGTAAAGAACTCGATCGTCGCCTATTTCCCGCGCGGTTATGAAGAGGAAGCCAAAGAAGCTTTCGAAATGCTAAGGCAACGATTCCAGATGGCCGACATTCTACGTCAGCGTACGGTTCACTGGATGACCCTGACTAAGTGGCTGAAGGAACTGCATCAGTCACATGACATGCATAAGATAATGCCGCCGCTAGATATCATCGGCGGTATCATCGGGCGTATCGTTAAAATCACCAACATCAAGGAGTGACCTATGGCCAAGCAAGACGTCGCTGTTAAGGAAGATGTAAACGCCCTACCGGCGGACATGATGGACGAACTCGTCCAAGATGCCGGCGCGGGTATATCCACCTCCGCTGATGACAATATTGTGCCATTTATTATCTTGCTCCAGGACATGTCGCCTGAGATCAAGAAGCGCGACCCCAACTACGTCGAAGGGGCCGAGCCTGGAATGTATATGGACCGAGCCACCCACAAGCTCTGGGCGGGTGACGAGGCCATGGCGGAGCGTACCGGGTTCCCGGTGCTCGAGTTCCAGCACTGCTACTTCGACCGGGCGGTCGTCGAGTGGGTTCCGCGTAACGACGGCGGTGGTTTCGTAGCTCGTCATGAAATCCGCGGCACGATTGAAGACACGATGGCCCAGTTAGGGGCCAAGCAGGTTCAGGATCCTCAGGATCCCAATAAGAAGAACTGGAAGACCAGCGATGGATTACACGACCTTATCGACACTCGTTACCACTTTGGCAATGTGGTCAACGGTAACGATCCTAAGCCAGCAGTCATCGCGTTCAGTTCCACTGGACACACCGCCTCGCGTCAGTGGATGACTACCATGAAGGAGTTCAAGATCACCGACCCGAAGACGCAGCAGCCGATGCGTAACGCGAACGGTGAGATCCTCCTTCTACCGGCGTGGGCGCGCAAGTACAGCATCGGTACCAAGCCCCGCGAGAACAAGAAGGGTTCCTTCTTTGTAGCGACCGTAGCCGACGGCGGTTTGATCCGCGACGCCTACGTTCGTGCGGCGGGCAAGGCGCTCCATGACGGGGCTAAGGCGGGCACCATCAAGGCGTCGACCGACGAGGCCAATCACGGCACGACTTCGCCCTCCGACGAGATCTAAGATTCCGTCTTCTTGGCTCATCCGGGGGTTCCCCGGATGGGCTTCCTTTCCTCAGGGAGCGAGAGATGGATGAAGAACTTGTAAAGCGAATGATGTCGCGTTTTGAAGGATTCCATGAGGCCTATGGTTCATACGACCCCGAAGCGGCTAAGGCCGATATGCGCGGCGGTAAGGTTGAGATAAAGGCAACGGCGTACACGAAAAGAAGGCCGGTGACGCTGGAGCTATGGGATAGTCATCTATCGGGTATTAGCCCGTTAGGGATTATCCCCATTCGAGATAACAACACGGTCCTATGGGGCTGTATCGATATCGACCTTTATGGTATCGACGTTGTTGAGTTAATCCAGAATATAAATGACGAGAAGCTACCGCTCATTGTCTGTAAGACGAAGTCGGGCGGGGCGCACGTATTCCTATTTATGGCTTCGCCGGTTGACGCCGGTCAGATGCGTATTGGGCTGCGTAATATCGCGGCGGTGCTAAGACACGGTAACTCTGAGATCTTTCCCAAGCAAGATAGAGTTATGCTAGAGCACGGCGACCTCGGCAGCTGGCTGAATATGCCCTACTTTGGTGAGGATCGCCAAGCTTATAATCCTGATGGCTCATTCATGTCGCTGAAGGAGTTCCTGAAGCTAGCGGATAGCCTGGAACAGCCACCGAATTGGTTTGAGCAGGACGAATCCGACGGTAGTCGGCGGTCTCACTCAGGTAGCTCGGCGCGCGGCGGTATGGCCGAGTTTAAGGATGGCCCGCCATGTATGCAGCACCTGTCAGCCATAGGGATAGGTGAAGGGGGTAGGAACACTGGTATATATGCCATTGGTATATTCGCCAAGAAGAAGTTCCCCAACAGTTGGGAAGAGGTGCTGGAAAGTTTTAATCGCGATATAGCACAGCCGCCGCTACCGGCTACCGAGCTCGTGGACATCATAAAACGGCTGCGACAGAAGGAATACAACTATCCGTGCAAGGACCAGCCGATCGTGGCGCATTGCAACTCGGCCGTCTGCCGCACGCGCAAGTATGGCGTTGGGGGTAGTATGAATGAAATGCCCGTTATCAGCGGGCTAACACGAATAGGTAGGGATCCGCCGCTATGGTTCCTCACCGTCGGCGAAGAGCGAATGGAGTTCACGACTGACCTGTTGATGAACTACCATAACTTCAAGCGATATTGCTGGGAGCGAACCGGCAATATGTTCAATAACATGAAGCAATCGGACTGGGAAAAGGTTCTCGGGGCGCAAGAGACTACCTTGATCGAGGAGTCGGCCGAGGTCAGTAACACAGGCCGGTTCGAGGAAATCCTGGACGATTTCGTCAACGACGAGCACCGGGCTAGACAGAAGGACGACATCCTCCTCAGGCACGCGTGGCTAGACGATACGGACTCGGACGTTAATGAGCATAAGCATTACTTTCGCCTCCAGGACCTACAGAAGTATCTGGAGGACGCCGGGTTCAAGATCTACTCACGTGGGCAGATCGTCAGCCGCCTGATGCAGTTGAAGGGGGGCAAGGCCGAGTTCGTTCTTAAGAAGAAGTTCACCCGCGTCTGGTGGGTGCCCTACAACTTTATCACTAACCGCAAGGGCCGTATAGGCTCACCGCCCCTGGAGGAGCCACCAATATGACAACAGTAGGGGATGGATTCCTCACCGCCGACCGGGTCCGTAGCACCTATGCGCGCTGCTACCGTGACGAGGGCTGGAAGCCGTACAAAGCTACGTCAGTAGACGGCGTCATGTTTCGTCATACGTTCTCTATCCAGGCGCTACATACTAACCGGGAGGCGGTTATCCGTATACTCCTCTCGCTTCCATCCGGGTTCCGGGTGGATGAGCGCGGCGGTGGCTCAATGGCTATGATGAACCAGCGCGACGATAAGACCGTATGGACCGACGACGTTTCCGACGTGGAGAAATTAATTGCGCTAGGGTTAGCCAGCGGTCTATTAAGTTATTGCGCACCCAGAGAGAAATGGGGTAGTCTACCTGACGGTCTACCTTATCTAAGGGTAGAGATAACAAGGTTTGGAGTGAGTGTGAACTGATGTGCAAGTGCCCAAGATGTGGATATGAAATACCTGAACAAACGTATGAATATGATGGTTATCTGAAGCCACATCTGGAAACAATATTACTGATGCTTCGTGCGGGTAAGGAAGCTCGCGAGATTTCAGAAGCCATAGGTATGGGGAAACTTGCAATACCTATGATTATCCATATTCGGGGTCGTTATGGTATTCTTACCGCAGATCTAAAGTTTAAATTAGCGAAAGAGATACGTAATGCTAAAATAACAGGGAGCTATCATAAAGGTAACGTAACAATTACCGCACTCGCCAAGGAATATGGATTATCTACACATCAAACTAGCCAAATTATTAAGAGACAAAAACAACGAACAGATTCCATATTAAATATCGAGGATGTTCCAATTGATACATTAGGATTATCCATGCGTACCAAGAATTGCTTACTTTTAAATGAATTTAAAACTGTTGGCGATGTTATGAAAATGAATGATCGTCAATTACTTAGATTAATAAATTTTGGAAGGACGTCGTTAGCTGAATGGAAGTTGCGCTTAGTTGAATTACGGCGCGAATATGGGAGTGGTAACTGATGAGAAAATATGATCCTTTGCTGCCGCATAAGACTAAGGCTGGAATTAACTGGGTGCAGGATACATATTTTGTACCGATGAAGATATGTGTTGGTCAGCATATTCTGAAACAGAGTAATTTGAGTGGGTGGTATGGGGAGTCTAATCTTCGTCGGTTAGAGCAGCTTGTTGGTGATCGTATGCCGCATGCTCATGATGCATTTAAAAATGCATACACCGGGAATAATCCTAAATATAAAGGGCCGCATATATTTGGGTTTGTGCTTTCTCGTCGGGCTGCGAATTGTTTGCCTGAGGTGAATGATGAATTGGTACGCTTCCGTGAACCGATATTCCAGGCTACATGGGATGCGGTTGCCGGTAAGGAAAAACTAACGCCAGAAATTATTATGGAGCTACAGCAAAGTCGTATAAAGCTGGAGCATGGGGGTAAGGGTGGCGTATATGTTCGCTGGAACCCAGAAATGCCTCAGATAGTTTACGTTGGTTCTACTGATGATATTGCTGAACGAAGTCATACCAACCAGCCGCTATATCTCTGGGACTTTTTTGCGGTATCCGATATCAAACTAGCTGGGAATATCGAAAGTCATACACATGATTTTCTGAGGGATATTGGCTTTTCGATGCATAAAAATAGTCGGGGGATATTTAAGGTGCATTCTGGTAATGCACGCGATTTATCTGTGCAATTTCTACAGCAGCATTATGGCAGAATCTTTCGAAGTTATGGAGGATGCAAAGTTGACTGAAATCATTTTAGGACCACCAGGCACAGGGAAAACTACTTATCTCCTCAATCAGATGGAAATGGAGCTCGACCGGGGGGTTCCCCCGGATCGGATCGGATTCGTAAGCTTTACGAGACGGGCGGCGCAGGAGGCTAAGGATCGAGCCATTCTTAAGTTCGGTCTCAGTTCCAAGGATCTTCCCTGGATACGAACGCTTCATAGCCTGTGCTTTAGGGCGCTCGGCCTTAACCAGAGCGAGGTTCTCACTGGTAAGAAGCTGACTGAGTTTGGTAAGTGGGCTGGTCAACCGGTGAGCGGCTTCTATTCAATGGAGGAAGGCTCGACGTTCGGCTTCCAGACCGGAGACCGCTGCCTGTTCATGGACAATCTAGCGCGGGTGAAGGGCATACCGCTGTTGGATCAGTACGAGATAGACCGTGACGACCTACCCTGGAGTATCGTGGAAGAAATATCGCTACGGCTCGTCGACTTTAAGAAGAGCCAGCATCTATCGGACTACACCGATATGCTGATGAACTTTACCAAGCTTGACTGGTCAGCGGGCCTGGAGGTTCTATTCGTTGATGAGGCGCAGGATCTCTCGGCCTTGCAATGGAAGGTCGTCGAGCACTTAGCCAAGGGTACGCGCCGGGTAGCTATCGCCGGGGATGACGACCAGGCGATCTACCGGTGGGCAGGGGCTGCGGTGGACCACTTTATCGACCTACCGGGCGAGGTAACGGTGCTGGACCACAGCTGGCGCGTCCCTAAGGAGATACAGGAGGTCGCTATGAACGTCCTTTCCCGTATCGAGAAGCGGCGGCCGAAGGACTGGCACCCACGCGAAGGCGAGGGCATCATTAACCGGGTGCCGGACTTGGACCGCGCAGAACTGGATGTTAATGAGGATACGCTCATCCTCGGCCGGAATACGTGCTTCCTACGCGATGACGCCCAGCGGATGCTGGAAGGTGCGGGTATTCTCTACGAATACAAGGGCGGTATGTCAGTCCCGAAGAACGTAGTCGACGCTATCGTGGCTTGGGAGGCTCTACGCCGGGGCGACTTTGTGACGGTCGATCAGGCCGAAAACATCTACGAGCACATGAAAGCCCGCGAGGGTTATGCGTGGGGCTTTAAGAAGTTACCGGCGTGGGAAGATCGCGAAGAGCAGGTTAGCATGCTGGATTTGAAGAAGGGCGGCGGGCTGCTGACCGACGCGATCTGGCACGAGGCGCTCACCAAGATCACGGCCCGCGAGCGTCAGTACATGATTCGTATTCTCCAGGGTGGTCAGCGCCTGACCCAACGCTCCAGCGTCCGCGTCTCTACCATCCATGGTGCAAAGGGCGCTCAGGCGGATCATGTGATCCTACTAACCGATATGGCTTGGCGTACTTTTGACGAGGCCAAGCGATTCTACGAAGACGAGGCCCGAACCTGGTATGTGGCCGCTACGCGGGCCAAGAAGAAACTAACGATTGTAGATCCACAAGCCAACCGATTTAGGTATTACAGCATATAATAGTTCTTTACAACCGTTACAAAACAAGGTAAACCTGAATGAGTTGATAAGGATGAGTGAGGTTTTAGTTGTCACATTGTGTTGTCATAACCCGTAACGGATGGGGTACACCCTGGAGGTTCTCGGACCTCAAGGCGGCTAGACTGCATCCGCTTGCGCAGATGGATGACATATATGCGATATCAGGTAACGACCTTGCGGAGCAGTATGGTAAAAGCTTCATCGACGATCTACTTCGGTTCGCCGAAGGTAGAGATAGGGCACGCCTTGTAGATGATTTTGAGCACTGGAGGAACGGCGGAAGGTCGTTATCTCCGGATACCAAAGAGCTCCTGTGGTCTAAAGTCTATCATGCGTCGACACCGCCGCCTGTAGATCCAGCCGATATCATCCGAATCATAAAAGAGGATCGCGCATTCCGTGAAGATAGGATTCTGAGGTCCTTCGGCACGGATGCGCGGTCCGCCTCAACCGTAACCAGAAAGGATAAATCGATGTCTGAAGCAGAAGCAGCAGCAGCCACCGCACGTAAGCGTATCGACGAAAACTCGACGATCCGTATTACGACCGAAGAAGGCAAGAACCCGAAGCGTCCAGGCTCCGCAGCCTACGACCGTTTCGCGCTCTATCGCGATGGCATGACCGTTAAGGAAGCCAAGGAAGCGGGCGTTAGCGCGACCGACATTTCCTACGACTCCGCTCCGGAGCACGGCTACATCTCCCTGACCCCGCCTGAGCCGTCGGCTGAAGGCGAGGAAGCCGAAGCCCCAAAAAAGAGGCGGTCCCAAGCCGCCGCGTAATACACGCACCGTCGCCTAGGAGTGGAGGCGACGGTCGTATGCGTGTCGACGACATATGGGAATTTGCTCGTAAGAGGCATTTGATCTACCTCCGCCGGACGGCAGGGGTAGATCCCGCATATTGGACTAACGATCCCATCTTACAACGATACAGATTCTGCAACGTTTATCGAGAGCTCGATACCGTAACGGACTGGTTGCGCGTTAACTGGCGAGAGCCGAACGCCGAGAATCCAGATCTATGGTTCGCTTTCGTCGTAGCGCGGCACATGAACAACATACCTATGCTGGATGCTCTCGGTGGCGCACCTCTACCGTGGGACCCAGAGTTCTTTGTCATCATGGCCGAGAAGCGTAGGCTGGAGCAAGATAAGGTCTTCGGCGCGGCTTACATGATTGGTACGCGGCACAAGGGTAGCAAGGCGGTTTATCTAGCCAACGAAGTCTTCACGCCGCTGTGGAACGCCCGAGAGAAAATCAGACCACGACCGGGGGATACCCTGACGTCCTGGCATATGCAGCTCGGGCTTTGGTACGGGCTGGCGTCATTCATGTCGGCTCAAGTCATCGCTGACATCAAGCACTGCTGGCCGCTATTGGCAGCTAGCGATTGGCAGTCGTTCTGCGCTAGCGGGCCGGGTTCCAGGGTAGGGTTGAATTATCTTATGAACAGGCCACCAAAGACCCGCTGGCGTGAGGACGAGTTCCGCCTCCGGGTTGATGAACTCCGCCTCGCGCTTGCGCCTCACTTCCAGGCGGAATACTGGGCTCCCCCGGATGGCCAGGATACGCAGAACCTACTTTGCGAGTTCTCGAAATATGAGCGGACTCGCTTAGGTACAGGTCGACCGAAGCAAATATTTAGGGGTAGAGAGAAATAGTCCTTTACATTAATGGGTAAACAGGCTACATATGGTGTCAGAGGCAGTTACGCCTAGGAGACCTAACTAAAATGGACGCTTTCGAACTCTGGTCATCGACCCTTTTCCCGCATCAAAATAACCGCGATGGTCGTTGGTATGTTGCTTTCGAGGAAGATGGCTACTACTACGGCTCGTCTGACCCGCTCGACGATTTCTATATGCCCGTCCCCGATAGCTACGCCACTGAGGAAGGGGCCGAGGCCGCGATCGCCGTCCTCAAGGTATGGGATGCGCCCGTCGCTAACGACGACGCGGTCCTGGACCCCGATCGCCTCCGCGCTACGCCCGAGTGGGATGCGCTGGCAAAGTTCTTCCCCGAAGCCTTGATCGGCGATTACGATCAGGATAAATTCGACGAAGCCTTCGACCTTACCGGCGCGCACGCCGGGGCCGACGAGCACTATCGCGTCATGTTGCTGACCGGCGTACCGGTCAGCAAATAACCCCCAACCAAGGAACCTGAAATGAATGAGAATCATGTAACTCGCGGCTATGCGCTCTTGAAGTTTTGCTGCAAGATCGCCAAGAAGAACAATCGGCAGGTCTACCTGACCTACACCGAGTTCGCCAACATCGCCGCCAATGGCAACCCGCGCAACCACGGGAAGCTGCTCGACACGATCAATCAGATCTGCCATAGCAAGGGCGAGCCGCTGCTCGGCACGCTTGTGGTCGCTAAGGGCACGACCCTCCCGATCGTTACCGCCGACTGGCGTCCGCGCAACGGGATGAGTCCGCTCATTTACAAAGACCTGGACATTCCCGCCGAACAGGCGAAATGCTGGGCCTACGACTGGAGCGAGTAATCGCTCCAACCCCCTCAAACTAAAAGAGACCAATCACCATGTGGATTTGCTTTAACGACGCCTTCATCTCGGCGGTCGAGTCCGAGACTGACCCCAACATTCTAAAGGTTCGTGCCCGTAAGCGCGAGCATCTTGAAACGCTCTTTCCCGGCGCGAAGATCCATACGACCGCCAAGACGGACTACGCCCACCGCGTGTTCGTCGGCCGTAAGGCTTTTGCCCGGCTGGTCGTCGACCGGATCATGAACATCGATTACGACAACTTCAAGGATAGCGTGGAGGATAACGAACTACACGATTTGTACGCTGACTTTTGGACCCTGCACTACAGATATCAACACAAGCAGAAGTGAAAGACTATGCATTACGCACTGATCATCGCAGGTATCGCAGCTTGGGCCGCTTGCACCATAATGGCAGTTATCCAGCAAGCCTTTCCAGCCGGTTGGAAGCACGCTAGGCTGGTTAGGTCAAAAG